TACTTACAATCACGAGCAGAGCGTAAAGTTACTCACAGCCCATGTAGAGCGTTTCATTGAGTTTCTGGAAGCGAATAAGGAATTAATCACTGATAAAAAGATATTTGGACAATGAGTCAGACAGCTATTCTAGTGAAGGAAAAGGGCGTGGTGAGGATTGACAAACCTTTCGACTTTATGTGTAGCCAGCTTCGGAACGGACGTTACAAGGTTGTCATCGAACGGTATACGGAGCCACGAACTATCAGTCAGAATGCCTTGATGTGGCTTTGGTTTACTTGCATCGAGCAGGAAACTGGAACGGACAAGCAGGACGTGCATGACTACTACTGCAGTCTTTTCCTTCGCCGGACGGCTGTAATAAACGGAAAAGAAACGATAGTTGCCGGAAGCACATCACGGCTGAATACCTTGCAGATGACTGACTTTCTCAACAAGGTGAAGGCGGATGCGGCAACTGAATTGGGAATATCGCTTCCTCTTCCGGATGACTTGTATTATCAAGAGTTTATTAACGAATATAAGTACAGGAGATAACGAAATGAATATTACAAAAGCAAAAGTAACGAAGGATAATACCCTTGTTGCGACCTATATGGATGAAACGGGTACGGTTACAGTCGAAGGTAAGAACCTTGTGACGAATGACTTGATAAACGCTTTCAAGGCGCTGGTTCCCCACATGGCTTTTCTCTGTGAACAGAAGGAGGCAGACGGAAAGGAGTTCCTGGAGGATATGCCGGAGAACATTGACAGCATCCTTGAGGTGACTGGATTTACGGTGGGAGGTGACGGTGACAGCAGGGGAGTCACACTGACCGGAAAGCGGTTCCTGAAAAGCAACAAAGTACTGAACCTGAACGCACCGTTCACTAAGTTTACGGATGAGAACGAGGACTATGCATTTCAGTTTGAACTGGAGCAGGCAATAGAGTCGTGCAGCTATGAAGTGAACGAGTATATTTTCAACAAGAAATGGAAGGTGGTACAGCAGGAACTTCCGTTCGAAGAACAGGCTGTGGCAGATATTCAGGCTGATGCGATACCGGAAGCGCAGACGGCGGCTCCGGTTAGTCCGGACATTGAAGCCTTCCAAAAGATAATGGACAATTCAAAAGTGACGATAGAAGTGAATGGGAAGAAAATCAAGCCCAGAAGCTCCAGCCGTCACAAGACCACACAATTAGCATCATAATACTATGTTGTACCCATTTTGTGTAACGCAAACCCCGAACTGCTATAAGATAGCTTTCCCATATCATGCAACGCTGAAAGAACTGGTCCACCGTATTCCGAGTGTTGCCAAGAATCCTAAAGCGGCTTATATACCCAATGAACGTGCATGGAGAGTTTCTCTTGAAGATAAATGGTATGTGGATAAGATGGGAGAGTGGGCCGTATCTGCGAGGATATGTAGCCGTATACAGCGGTCAGTATCTACTAAGGCTGTAACGGATTATACCATTCCAGATCTTCCGAAACTGACCATTCCCCACGGGCTTCTGTTGGAGCCTTACGAATATCAGAAGGAAGGCATTGCCTACGCTTTGCAACACAAGCGATGTATCTTCGGTGATCAGCCGGGGCTGGGAAAGACATTGCAGGCAATAGGCACGGTTACGATAGCAAAGGCGTATCCGTGCCTTGTTGTTTGTCCGGCCGCTCTGAAGATAAACTGGCAGCGTGAGTTTAAGAAGTTTGCAGGAAAGCAGGCGATCATCCTTGACGATAAAAATAAATCTAGCTGGCAGCGGTTTTACGAACAGAAACGGTCGGATGGTACAGCTTTATGCGACATCTTCATAACCAACTACGAGAGTCTGAAGAAGTTCTTTGTACAGGGAATAAAAGAGGATGCACGCTTTACCATGCGTTCCATCGCCTTTGACCCACGAATTTCACTGTTCAAGTCCGTTGTGATTGACGAGAGCCATAAATGCAAGTCCAGCAAGACTCAGCAAAGCAAGTTTCTGGAAGGTATCTGCAAGGGCAAGGAATATGTGCTTGAGCTTACTGGTACTCCTGTAGTAAACAATAATACCGACCTTATCCAGCAGCTTAAAATAATGGGTAGGCTGGAAGATTTCGGGGGGTATAAAAACTTCGTAGAAAAGTTTTGTGCCGGCCCGAAGCAAAGCTCTAACGTGAAGGAGCTAAACTGGAGATTGTCAACGACTTGTTTCTTTCGAAGAGAGAAGGCCAAGGTACTTACGCAGCTTCCTGATAAATCACGGCAGTATATCGAGGTGGATATCACCAACCGCAGGGAGTATGACAAGGCAGAGCAGGACCTGATTCAGTATCTGCGAACCTATAAGAATGCGGACGATGAAAAAATAGCCAAAGCTATGCGTGGGGAAGTTATGGTGAAGATGGGAATCCTGAAATCCATATCCGCAAAGGGGAAGATCAAGGTGTTCTCCGAGTTTATCCATGATGTGATTGACGGTGGAGAAAAGCTGATTGTCTTTGCATACCTAAAGGAGGTTGTGCTGGAACTGAAAAAACTGTTCCCCGATGCGGTAACTGTGACTGGTGATGATAATGCAATTCAGAAGCAGAGCGCTGTAGACCGTTTTCAGAATAACCCGGAATGCAAGCTGATAATTCTGAACTACAAGTCAGGAGGTACAGGCTTGACGTTGACTGCATCCAGCCGAGTGGCATTCATTGAGTTTCCCTGGACATTCTCTGATTGCGAGCAAGCAGAGGACAGGGCGCACCGTAACGGCCAGAAGAACAACGTGAACTGCTACTACTATCTAGGGAAAGATACGATTGACCGCTATATGTATGACGTTATCCAGACAAAGAAGAACATTGCCAACGGTGTGACCGGAACGGACGATGTGGTAAAGGAAAGCGTGATAGATATGGCTATGAACTTATTTAGTCAGAAGTTATGAGAAAGCAGACTATACCGCAATCAGAAAGCCAGATTCAGCATGATTGCCTGACATGGTTCAGGCTTCAGTATCCGAGTCTGGCTTCGCTGCTTTTTGCAGTCCCGAACGGTGGCCGTAGGGATGCAAAGACCGGTGCAAGAATGAAGTACGAGGGGGTTGTAAGGGGAGTAGCAGATTTGATACTCCTTATCCCCAAAAAGGGATATGCTTCCCTCTGTATTGAAATGAAGACACCGAAAGGTGTACAGAGTGATGGACAGAAAGAATGGCAGAGAGAAGCCGAGAAGTACCGGAATCGGTATGTGGTTTGCCGTTCCCTTTCTGATTTTATGAAAGAAGTAAACGAGTATCTGTTATGACCTACATAGAACTGATCAATAACTTCTGGTTCCTCGATGAAGACTGGCAATTTACCTGCTGTGAAACGAGGCTTTATTTTTACTTGTTGAAAACAGCGAATCGTTTAGGCTGGGTGGATAGCTGGACACGTAGTGACACTAAGGTGGCGTCTGACGTGGGAGTGTCGGTTAATTCGATGAAAACCGCAAGAAACAGATTGGTTCAGGCGGGCTTGATAACATTCAAAGCTGGTGGAAACGGGCAACGGGATAAAACGAAATATCAAGTTATATGTGAGTTTAGGTGTCAAAATTTGATACCTAAAGTACCACCTAACCTTGAACCTAATCCTATACCTAACCTTGAACCTAAAGTACAACCATATAATAAGACTAAGAATAAGACTAAGAATAATAATAACTCTGGCGAGTTATTTCCGCCCGAAGAAAAACCGAAAAAGAAAAAATCAGCTAAGCCAGAATTTATCCCTCCCACATTGGACCAGGTAAAAGCCTACTTTGAAGGAAAGCTTTTGGACTGGGAAAGGCAGGCGGAAATATTCTTCTACCACTTCGACAGCCTTGGATGGCGTAACGCCAACGGAGCAAAGATTGAACGTTGGGACAGTAAGGCAAATCTTTGGATAATGGACGAACAAGCAAAACAATATCAGCATGGAAAACAATCTGAAAACAGTTGCGGAGGTAATAAACCAAGCGACATTGGCACAACAGCCGGAAAGCTCAAAGCGGTTGAACTCTGATTCAAGACAGGCGGAAGTATTCTGGAAGCAGAAGCTGGTAGAGTGCATGACCAGTGTATCACCAGGGTTCGTAATAGATTCCAGAAACCGAAGGACGTTGGATGCACTGTACCGCTGGGTATGGGAAAGAGCCGGCCGTATCATGGGAGGCGGTCTTGATCCGTACAAGGGAATCATGCTTTGTGGCCCGATAGGAACGGGAAAGTCAACGCTGATGAAAGGGCTGCAGAAGTACGAAAGTCTGGTAAACAGATATGCTTTTGCTTTCGGAAGAAAAGATTTGGGATTTTCTTTCGTTTCTGCCGCTGAAATTTCATTGCGCTATGCGGAGCAAGGAATTGACGGAATAATTCGCTACACGCAGCGAGAATGCGCCTCAGGGCTATGTATTGACGAGCTTGGACGTGAGCCTTCTGATGCAAAGCACTTCGGAACGGGATTGAACGTTATACAGACAGTTTTACAGCTTCGTTATGAGTTTCGGCATGAGTACTGCACTTATGCGACAACCAATCTGGAGCTGGACGATATACCTACACGATACGGAATCTACATTGCAGACCGCTGCAAGGAGATGTTTAACATCGTCCATGTAGGCGGAGAAACAAGACGACAATAATAACCAAAAACCACTTCAATATGACAACATTTGAAACAACAATCCAGAAGTATCTGGAGAACCGCGCAAAGGAAGATTCACTCTTTGCCGAGACCTACAAGAAAGCAAACAAAAGCATCAAAGAATGCTGCAAGTATATTTACTCTAAAGCACGAAAGCTGGCTGCAGGCGGCAATGCTGTTGGTATAGACGATGCAACCGTGTATGGCTGGGCGGTGCATTACTACGATGAGGACGATATCAAAGTGGATAAAATACAAGAACGGGTAGAGGTTGCAACTCCGGATCCTGTTCCATCGGCTAAAGTTGAAAGCGCAGTGCAACCAAAACCTAAAAAGAAAACCAAGAAAGAGCTGTTTGATGAGCAGCGCCAGTTATCACTTTTTGATTTTTGATTATGAAACCAAGAACAAAACGGGAAAAGCTGGTAGTTGAATTGAGCAGTAAGATGCCGGCTATCACAGAAGCCCAGATAAGATGGGGAAAGAAGCATTGTTTCCCACATAACGCTTACAAGTGTAAGGACGAAATATGGTGCAGTGATTGTAGCAAAATGTGGGTTGATACTACAGGACAGAAATACGGTAGCATACGCTGTCCTTATTGTGGAGAGAAGCTTGAAGTGCATGTGAGTAGAAAAGCCAAAGACCAAAACTACGATTATCTGACTATCGTAACAACTTCTGGAGATTTTCAGGTTCTCCGTCACTTCTACATTGGCAAGTATGCGAGGAAAAATTCTGATACTCATTATTTCATCGATGAAGTATGCCAAAAGTGGATAACTGCAGACAGAAAAGAAACGGTTATGGCCAAGGCTATGAATATGGGTTATAGAGGTTGGCTTCACGGTACAGATATGAGCATCAAACAAGACGGGAATATATATTATTCACATTCATATGACTTCGGTGGTTATGTGTATTCGAAAGTAAAGGTGCTGCCGATTCTTCGTAGAAATGGCCTTCGTTCTTCGTTCCATGGTATTACTCCGGCCATACTGATACGTAGCTTACTTGGGGAAAGCAAGTATGCCGAGATGCTTATCAAAACACGCCAATATAGCATGCTGGACTTTTACATGCATCGAGGTGGGCTTTCTCATCCGTGGGCGGTAAACATCTGTAACCGCAACGGATATATCATCAAGGATGGCTCGATGTATGACGATTATCTGCGTTTACTTGATTACTTCCATTTGGATACCCATAATGCTCATTATGTATGCCCGAAAAACTTGAAGGCAGCACATGACAAGCTTCTTGAGCGGAAAAGAAAGATTGAAGCTAAGGAGCGAGCTGAAGCAGACCGTAAAGCGAAAATAGCGAGAATGAATCGTATGAAAGTGGATATTCTTTCTTTCATCCGCAAGATTCAGCCATTCCTGGGAATGGTGATTAAAGATGAAGATATTGTTATCCGGCCATTGGAAAGTGTTACGGAATTTTATCAGGAAGGAAAGGCCATGCACCACTGTGTATATGAGAGAGAGTATTACAAGCGCAATGACTGCCTAATTCTTTCCGCCAAGGTAAACGGCAAGCGGATGGAAACGGTAGAAGTCAACTTAAAAACATTCAAGATAATCCAGAGCCGGGCCGTCTGTAATAAAATGAGCAAATATCATGACCAGATAATTGATTTAGTAAACCGTAATATGAACCAAATAAAAAGGAGAGCAGTAACATGAAACAAGGTAATACCCACATAAATAATTTGTGCAATACATTTTTCGTCTTGATAGACGTGATGGAAACCAACCTGATGAATTTTGACCAAGAATTGAAGAAAGCAGGATTGGAATTACGCCACCAAGATCGTAGGACATACAACACAGCCTTGAAAGCTTTACAGACTTTGCGTAAAACAACCCGTGAGAATACAATGGAAGAGCAGCTGGATTATGGACGCGATGCAGATATGATTAACGCTATGCTCATGACGTTCATCGACCGGGTTGGCTCTGATGACATGATGGCATACAAGATTTATGAGTATTTGAAAACCTACCCGTCTAAGCTGGGATTGGATACGAACTTTGACTGGGCATTTGAACATGTATTCAGAAAGGAGGAACAGAAATGAGCTTTGGAAAAGACCCGATAATCGAAAGAAAAATGGAGCTGGACAGGAATCCAGCCGGAACCCACCTAAAAGTTGCCCAGCAACGTGAGCGTGAGAAAACAGGCAGATATGTAGCTATCCCCGGCGATAAAACACGTACGAGGGTCTTCGTTCGCGATGGCGAGGACCCGGAAAAGAGAATAGCCGCATACCTGGAGAGAGTTAAGAACAGACCTAAGATGTGGAATTAAATTTTAAATGATATGGATAAAAAGAAGTTTGAAAAAGCAATAGAGCTTAAAAAAGAAATAGAAGAATATAAAAGGCATAAGCAAGAACTTGAAAGTTCAAATATACAATATGGTGGTGGATTGATATTTAAATACAATAGTATGAAAAATGAGATTCCATTAAAGCATGATCTTTTTGGTGGTAATAGATTTTTTAAAAGCTATATGGATGCATTGAACAATATGATAGAAACACTACAAAAAGAGTTTGACGAACTATGAATCCATGTCAATGCTATGGTTGCCGATGGTTTTACGTAAGAATCATTAAAGGCTACGAAGAATATATGTGTTCCTATTCACGTTATCATCAAACCGACCTAAAATATGGCCGGTTAGTAAACATCAAAAGAATAAAATCTTGTAAAAGAAAGGATACTTTATAATGACAAAGGATGATATAAAGAAAGCTTCAGAACAATATGCAAATGATGTTTGCAGAAGTCCTCACTACCGATGGGGACAGGAGCAGGTTGCTATGGCCGATTTTATGGAAGGTGCATACTGGCGGATAAATAGTGTATGGCACGAAGGCAGCGAACCCCCCAAAACAGATAAAGGCGACTTGCTTATAATTGTAAAAGATGCATTTGGTAAGAATGTATATGTCCATCAGAATGCCTATTATGTATTAAAATATGGTTGCGTAAGATGGGCATACATTGAAGATTTAATACTTAATACGGAGGAATGAATACGAATATTAAGGTCAAATCTTTAACAGAAGCATGTTCTGTTATTGGAAAAGATGATATAAATAGTTTGCAGAAAGTGTATGTGTTAGTAAAACCTCCTGCATTTGAATGTTGCGGTACTCCTCCAGACGGTAAAGCAAGACGTAGGGAGAGAAGAAAACTTGAAAGATTAAAACGTAAGAAGTAATGAAAGCCATATCCATCAAACAACCGTGGGCGAGCCTAATCAATAAAATAATTTACTGACATCACCCTGTCAGTGCTTTGTATATACCCGGTAACTGCTTTGTGGCGGTTATCGGGTAAATTTGTTTTGTAACGCAAAACAAAGATTATGGAAGTGATTTACAGAAAAACAGAAGAACTGGTAAAGCTGGAGAACAATCCGCGTACAATCACGCAGGAACAGCTCCAGAAATTGAAGGAATCCATACAGAGCAATCCGGATTATTTCGAGGCACGGCCAATTATCCTTTCAGACCGTACGGGAGAGCTTGTCATCATTGCAGGAAACCAGCGCTATGATGCATGTGTCCAACTCGGAATCAAGGAAGTGCCGACGGTACTTATTCCGAACCTTACAGAGGAACGTGAACGAGAAATTATCATCCGTGATAATGTCAGTAACGGAGAATGGGATATGTCCCGTTTGTTGGAATGGGATTGCCAGAAACTTATGGAATGGGGAGTTGACTTGGATTTTGGAGTTGAAGATATAACAGAAGAAGTAACGGATGAAGCTAAGTATACGAAAAAGATAGATGCTCCGATATATACTCCGACTATGGAGGAAAAGCCTAGTGTGTCTTCGCTATGCAATACGTTGAAGTATGAGGAACTAGTCGAAGAAATAAAAGAAAAGAATCTTCCTCACGAGGTAGAGGAATTCTTATTGCTGGCAGCTACCAGACATATTGTATTCGATTATGGAGAAATAGCGGAATACTATGCACATGCAGATAAGGAAACACAGCGCTTATTTGAAAACTCTGCTCTGGTGATTATTGATTTTGATAAGGCAATAGAACTGGGATATGCGAAAATACGAGCCGACATATATGACATAATGGAGGAGGATCTTGACGATGAGGAATGATTTTGTTGCTTTTATTCTTACACACGGGCGAGCTGAATCAGTTATAACTGATAAATCCTTAAGAAAGCATGGGTATACAGGTCCCATTATCTATGTTGTGGATAACGAAGATAAGAAAATGGCTGAATATAAGGCTAAATATGGGAACGATGTTGTCGTGTTTAATAAGTTTGAAGTGTCGAAGACGTTTGATGAAGCCGACAATTTTAATGATAGGAGAGCAATTGTTTATGCGCGTAATGCATGCTTTGATATAGCTAAAAAATTAGGGTATAAATACTTTATAGAGCTAGATGATGACTATACTGAGTTCTCATTTGTGTACGATAAAAATTGGAAGTTCAAACAAAGGGCAATTAAACATTTGGATAAAGTATTTGAAGCGATGGTATGCTTTCTGGAAAATACAAACTCCATTACAGTAGCCATGGCACAACGTGGAGATTTTATTGGTGGTAAATTAAATCAAATAATCTTAGGTGAAGTATTCAAAAGGAAAGCAATGAATTCTTTTGTATGCTCCATTGACAAACCTTTCCAGTTTGTAGGAAGAATTAATGAGGACGTAAATACATATACTTCCTTAGGTAGTAGAGGGAAAGTCTTTTTTCAGATTCCGTATGTGGCCTTGAAGCAAAAACAGACGCAGTCCAATAAAGGAGGAATGACAGATATATATTTGGATAAAGGAACATACGTTAAAAGCTTTTATTCGGTTATGATGATGCCCTCTTCTGTAAAGATTGCAATGATGGGAAGTGTATCAAAAAGAATTCATCACTCAATAAATTGGAATAATACTGTACCTAAAATAATAAATGAAAGGTTAAAGAAAAAATAATATGGCAGCACCGAAAGGAAATAAGTTTTGGATGTTAAGAAGCAAGCATGGCAGGGATAAACTCTTTGCCACGCCTGACCTTCTGTGGGATGCAGCGTGCGAGTATTTCCAGTGGTGCGATGAGAATCCATGGACAACCAGAAAGGCCATACAGAAAACTGTACCTGTAAGGGTTGCCAAAGGAAAAAAGATTGTAACAGAGAACCAGCAGCACACCCAGCAGGAAGTAACCCCTACATCAAGGCCGTACTCACTCATGGGATTATGTGTGTATCTGGGAGCATCAACAAGATGGTGGAGCAGCTTTCGTGATGACTGCATAAATAAAGGGGACGAAGATTTTCTTCAAGTCATCGCGCGTGTGGAGGAAACCATCAAGACTCAGCAGTTTGAAGGGGCATGTGTCGGGGCGTTCAATGCGAATATCATTGCACGTACATTGGGATTGGCCGACAAGCAGGAAGTGGACCATACCACACAAGGCAAGCCGTTTAAAGGATTTGATTTTCTTCCGTATACTCCGGAAGCTGAAGATTTGAAGTGATGGAACAGAAGATAAATCTGAAACAAAGATTGGCGTACAACTATCTTCGCAATGATGAAACGAAGTATCTGCTGTATGGAGGTGCCGGTGGTGGAGGTAAATCATGGCTGGGCTGTGAGTGGCTGATGCAGTGCTGCTATTACCTTCCTGGTACACGCTGGTTTGTCGGACGAAATAACCTGAAGGACAGTCGTCAGTCTGTGTCGGTAACCTTCAATAAAGTTGCTAAGCAGCATGGTTTTACTGCTTATAAATCAACAGATGACGGTATCAGCTTTAGTAACGGTTCGGAAATAATTTTTCTGGACCTGACATATTATCCGGTAAAGGACCCGATGTATGAACGACTGGGTTCAAAGGAGTATACAGGGGGATGGATAGAAGAAGCCGGTGAGGTGCATTATCTTGCTTTCTCCGTTTTGCAGACACGTATCGGTCGCCACATGAACGATGTGTATGGAATACCGGGAAAGATTCTTATCACTTGCAATCCTAAGAAAAACTGGCTTTACCGTGATTTCTACAAGCCGTGGAAAGAAGGCAAGCTGAAAGCTCCTTATGCGTTTATCCAGGCATTAGTGCAGGATAATCCTTGGGCTACGGAGGATTATATTGAGAGTCTACGTAACACGAAGGACAGGGTAACGAAGGAGCGTCTGTATTTCGGGAATTGGGAATATGATAACGACCCGACAGCCCTTTGTGACTATGATGCCATCTGTGACCTGTTCACAAATGAGTTTGTCAAGCCCATAGGAGAATCTTCCGGTTCTGCTGACCTTGCCATGAAAGGGCGTGACCGTTTTGTTGCAGGTCATTGGAAGGGGAATGTATGCTATATCAAGCTGGATCAGGAATACAGTACTGGAAAATCTATCGAGACAGACTTGAAGCATATGATGATAGAGTGTTCCATTCCCCGTAGCAAGATGATTGCCGACTCTGATGGGCTAGGTAGCTACCTTGAAAGCTATCTGAACGGAATCAGGGAGTTTCACGGAGGAAACAGACCAATCAATCCGGAGTTCAACAATCTAAAATCCGAATGTGCCTTCAAGCTGGCAGAGATGATAAATAACCGTCTGTTGCGTATTGTCTGCACGGATGTACAGAAGGAAAGGATAATTGAGGAACTGAGTGTATTAAAGCAGGACCATATCGACGCAGATACAAGAAAGAAAGGAATTATCAGCAAAGAAAAAATGAAGGAGATACTTGGTCGCTCTCCAGACTATCTTGATATGCTTATTATGGCAATGTACTTCAGGATTAAACCTGCTTTAAAGCGACCGAAAGCTAAATTAGGGGAAATATGACGGTAAAAGAACTATTGATTGTAGAAAGGATATCCAGCATTGAAGGTGCTGAGAATATTCCAAAGCCTTGGAGTGTGAGTCATCGTAAAACGCCTGATACCTTGAATGATTTGAGCATGGGTGAACTGATGCAGTTGCAGGCTATCAGTACGGAAAGGGATACGTTGTTCGTTCCTTGTTGCGTTCTGTTGGGAATGTCTGAAAGTGATGTGTTGAAAGCAGACGCACAGGAAGTAATCGGCTTTATAAACTGGGTAGCAAGGGAAGTGCAACGGATTAATAAGCTGTTCGCTTCAACATCTGTTCCACCCACGGCTGAAGAGCAGCAGGCAGGAGCTGATTCATTGAATTTCGGTCCATTTGGGTTGCTTGACTACTATGCGCTTCGGATGGGTATAACTGACCATGAAGCGGTTGAGTATGTTCCATGGGTGAGAGTGTACAAGTGTCTGGATATGGATGCCAGGAAAATGAAATATGAACGCAGGTTACGTAAAATCTTAGAAAGCAAAAAGAAATGAGCGTGGAAGAAAAGGTTAAGAAGATAGTGGAACAAATGGGGGTGACCTATCTGTTCGAAAACTGGCAGACTGCAAATGTCAAGCTTGACAAGATGCAGCTACCTGCCGTCATGTATGTACTTCCGGCTTCCGGAAATCTGAATGTGGGCAAGATGCAAATGAAGGATTTCCCGAATTGCATGATAGCCTTTATGGATAAGACAAAGCTTGATTTCGATGGCAGTGAGAATGATGTGGTTCTGGAACGGTGTAAGTCTTTGGCTAAGGAATTTATACTCAATGTGAACAGGAGTGGAGTGTTTGAAGCTGTAGAGGGTGATATCCCGTACTCGGTATTCTACGACAAACTGAACGTGAATGTGACGGGAATAGTTATCCAGATACCCCTGAAGGAAACGAGAGGATTGGTTACATGTTCTACAAAATCAGTAAAGGAGATTGTATATGGTACTGATGAGAGATAAGGTCATGGAGCTTGTGGCCGTTGAGTTGGAGTCCTTAAAGCAAAGAATCATCGAGAATGTGAAGAGCTCCGGTCAGGTAGCTTCCGGCAGGACAATTGCCAGTCTTAGGGTAGAGGTAACAGAGGATGGTGGCGTTCTGTGGGGGCGTAGCCCATTCGGGACTTTGGAGACGGGACGAAAAGGGGGCAAGGTGCCGGCAGGATTCTGGAAGATTATCAGGCAGTGGATTGATGATAAAGGGATTCAGGTCGATAAACCAAACTCTTTTGCCTATCTGGTAGCCAGAAAGATTGCAAGAGAGGGAACACAGTTGTTCAGGGCTGGTGGCCGTGATGATATTTATTCACCTGAAGTAAAAGATGCGATGGAAAGAATATCTAATGGAATCGGTATTCTTTTTGAGGATGAAGTCGAACATATAAATTTGAATTTCAATGAGAACAGCTAATATAGGAAGTAACTCTATGGAGTACCCGGATGAGGTGGTTTTCTGCTTCAACCCAAATATAGTGAAGGTATATACCTCCGGTGAGGTGATATTCGTAATATCAGCTGACGAAGGAGGATTAAATAGCACGTTTGACCAAACGTTTGATCGGACATTTAAAATCGTTCGGCAGCCATATTTTGAAGATGGGCGTGAAGATAACAATAAATATGTAGAACTTGATGTGTCTTCTTACCTGCAAGCCTGTTTTGACATCAATAGGGACGGAGGAATGGTTGAATCAAAGGTTGTGCATATGAATGTGTCGGCAGGAGGTTCGTCTGTATCTTTTGATTTAACTGTTATTTGGGGAGCAATGAATATAGGTGAACAATTCAATGCACCACGTACTGTTACGCATTTTACAAAGTATCCCTTTACTGTTACCGTCTTTGACGGAAAAATTAAGCACTTGAGCGTATCCGATGTGCCAGAATATATCAAAGTCATAGAAGATGATTCTGAAGAAGGTGTTTATCTTCGTTGGATAGACAGACACGGATTCTACCAGTATTGGTTGTTCCAGGAAGGAATCAATGAAAGCAAATCAGAGGAGTTTGGTGAGCGTCTGGTAGAAAATTTTTATGGAAGCCAGTATGGTTACTATGGGGTAGGCAGGATTCAGGGCAAGAATATGGAAGGCTCAAAAAAAGCTTGTGCTCCGCTTGTGTCAAGAGAGGTGTTCTATATGTTACTTTCTATACATTCATCTCCATTGGTTGATATGTACGTAGATGGGGCTTGGGTACCTGTAAGTATAGAAGCAGGGACTGCAACTGATAGTGGAGAAGATTTGCAGGACTTTGAGATAACAATCGTATTACCTGATATAATATCACAAAGCTTATGAGAGACGAATTGTATATTGATGGAACCAAAGTGGATATGGGTGATTCGGGTATATCGCTTGAATATAGGAGCAATATATTTACGGATATCAGTAAGATTGTCAGTAATTTCAGCTATACTATCAAGCTTCCTAAGACAAAAAATAATCTACGGTTGATAGAGTGTGCACACATACCTAGTGCTATAAGTACATTCCCGTATATTTCCCATACAGCCATACTATTACGCGATGGTGTGCAGATAATCGATAAGGCTAATGTGGTGCTTATATCGGTAAGTGATACAATAGAAATTGCTCTGTCGTGGGGAAATATCAACAATTTTGAAGTAATGGTAAATAACGGAAAAGCTTTAGATGAGTTGAGTTATGGCATGAATCCCGGTGTCGATTATACCAGATGGGGTTACATGGGCTCGTCCACTCCTCAATTTTTACGGATTAATTACGGATTAAAAGATACAGAAAGGAGTGCATGGTACCATCCTGTTGTAACTGCAAAATGGATAATTGATAAAATATCCCAGGAGTATGGAATTACAATAGAATATCCTGAAGATAGGATGGATATGCTTGATCGTCTTAAAATTCCATTGCTGAAAAAAGATATTCCTCAAGACTGGATGGATAAGTATACTACGGAATTAACGGCAAACGGTATGATAAAATATGATTTGCCTGCATATCAGTTTGACCTTTTTACTTTTTCATTGTCTGGTTCCACGTATTATTCAAGAGTTATCTACCAGCTAGTTTCAGATAGCGATAATGTAATAGCTATACAAGGAACAAAGGATGTGCCAGTTAAGATGGAAGGTAAGATTATAATAACCGTAAATACGGATATGAATCCTAGTAATGCGGAATATCCTGTAGAATTGAGCTTGCGAAATAAGGATAATATGGCTAGTAAAATAGTATATCAATGTAGGGCTGAAATAGAATCGTTAGACACGAACCTATATAGATATACGTTCAATATTGATGCAGAATTAAAAATAGATACGACAGAGGATGTAAGTTTTGTGTTGTATGACCCTTATTCTCAATCTAATAATCGCACATTAGAAGAAGGATGTATCAAAATTCGTATGAGAGACACGGTACATTTGTATACTGAAACCAATGATGACCCCAGCTCCAGCTTTTTCTATGTGCCTAACTTGCCGGACATCAAACAGATCGATTTTTTGAAAGCAATATCTTCTATGTTGGGGTTATTTGCCATGCCTACGCAAGAAAACCATCTCAAATTCGTTTCTTATGATACCTTATTGGGAAATAAATCTATTGCTGTGGACTGGTCCTCCAAGCTTGTTAGACCGTATATAGATTATACTCCAAGAAAAATTATTTATAGCCTTGATGACTTTGCTAAGAATAACTGGTTTCGCTGGAAAGAAGATGATGATGTCAAGGGTAATTATGATGGGAAGATTGTGGTTGATAGTGAATATCTGGATTATGAGAAAGAAATGGTGGAGTTGCCTTTTGCTGCATGTGATTCTGTTGCTGATGTAGCTTCTATCCCATTGTATTCTTATGATGCAGAAGGGAATCTTGTATACAATGATAATCTGGAACCAAGGATAGTATTGGTTAAGAGAGATTTTGTTGGAACTTTTGATGATTTGTCTTGGGATAAACTTTTGGGAGAATATTATTCTAAGTATAAACAAATGATTAAAAACCCGAAGATAATCACAGAGTATGTAAAGCTGAATCCGGTTGAATTAAAGAGTTTGGATATGGCTGTTCCAATTTATCTGAAGCAGTACGGATGTTTTTGGGCTGTGATAAAGGTCAAAACAATGAATAATAATATATGTGAAGTTGAATTGTTAAAAATTTAGTATTATGGCGGATAAGGTGGAGAAAATCCTTGATATAAAGGTGAATTACAATAAAGCTATAAAGGCAATTGCTGATTATCAGAAGAAAATTGATGCTGCACGTAATGCGGAAAAGCAGTTAAAAAAACAATTAAGCGAGGGTAAGATTTCTCGTCAGCAATATAATGAAGCTATGGCTTCTACTAAAGCTATCATTTCTGATTATAATGACTCAATACGTGTTATTAATAAGACTATACAAAACCAATTAAAGCAGGAGAAGGAACAACAGGGAAGTTTGAAAGCATTACGGGCTGAATTATCAAATCTTACGAATGAATATGATTCATTATCAGAGGCTGAAAGGAAGGGCGCTAAAGGTAAAGAACTAAAAAATAAGATTAACGAAGTGACGGATGCATTAAAGGGGGCAGAGGAAGAAACACAGCGGTATTATCGGAATGTGGGTAATTATAAAAATGCAATCATTGAGGCAGCGAATGCGAATATTCCTTTTGTTGAACAGATTAATCAGATGGTAACCTCGTTTGGAGGATTGAAAGACTATCTTTCAGGAGTAAAGACAGAAATGATTGCTGTTTCAGCAAGTACTTCTGGGTTGACAAAGGTTCTTCAGTTGTTAAAGGTTGCTTTAATTTCTACGGGTATTGGAGCATTAGTAGTTGCGCTTGGCTCTCTTGTCGCTTGGTTTACAAAAACCCAGAAAGGGGTTGAACTGGCTAATAAAATAATGGGGGCATTGGGAGCTACTGTAAATGTGCTTATAGACCGTGTAAGTAAGTTTGGTAGTGCTTTAGTAAATTTGTTTACTGGGAATTTTAAACAAGCAGCAGAAGATGTAAAAGCTGTATTTTCGGGAATAGGAGAAGAAATAGTAAATGAAACGAAGCAAGGCTGGGAGTTGGCAGAGGCCTTGAATGAGATTGAAAAGAAAGAGGTTATGCTTTCTATGTCAAGAGCTTCAAACCGAGCCGAAATTGAGAAGTTGAAAAAGGCTGCGGATGATCAGACACTCTCTACTCAGGAGAGAACAAAAGCAGCTGAAAAGGCTTATGAACTCGAAAAAAAGGATTTAAAAATTCAAACCGATTTGGCAAAAGCAAGAATTGCGAATATGCTTGGATATACTGATGTTACAGAAGAAGCTCTTAAAACAATTGAGGATTTGCAAAGTGGTGCTATTACAGCCGATGAAGCTATTGGTAAAATTGGTTTGTCAGAGAGCACTATCGAAGATTTACGAAAATTGAGTGAAGAAGTAAATCATTTAAGCGAGTTGGAAGAGGATAGCTATGGTCGTCAGACTGAGCAGCAAAATACCCTGAATTCAATACGTCAGGAAGGTGCTGATAAGGCGAAGGAAGCTAAGCAAAAAGAATTGGAAGCTGTAAGGGCGGCAGAAGATGCTATGCTGGCACTCGTTAAGGATAAGCGCGAGCAGGCACGTAAAGAAATAGAGCTTACTTATTCCCGACAGATAGAAGATTTACGTTCAAGGCTGAAAACGGAAACTGACCTTACGATTAAAGCCCGCCAGGCTATAAACGAACAGATAAAAGCTCTGGAACAGCAAAAGGCAATGGATCTTCAGAATTTGTCTGAGGAAGAGCTACAGAAGGAGATAGAAAACCGTACAAAGCTTATCTCCTTGCAGCTTGAAGCTGTCAGGGAAGGCAGTGAGCAGGAATATCAGCTGAGAATGCAGCAGCTATTTGCACAAAGGGATGCAGAACTGGCTGACAAGGAACTTACCGAGCAGATGAAGCTGGCCATCGTAGATAAATATAATAAGCAGATGGATGACCTGATACAGCAAAGAAATCAGGAAGTATATGAAAAACAGCAGGAAGCTGTTCGGGTAAGAATGGAAAATGAAATCATGCAGATGCAGCAGTCCGGAGCCACTGAACTGGAGATACTGCAGGAGCAAGCGTCTCAGAAGTTGGAGTTGCTTAACAGCTTACAGCAGCAGGAAGGGGAAAGTGAGCAAGAATTTCTGAATCGTAAACTGCAAGCTAATCAGGATTATGTTGATGCTAAGAAAGCTATTGCTGATAAGGAGATTGAGATTGAAGCTGCAAAATCCCAAGCTATGGAAACTATCACAGGCGGGTTAATAGCGTTGACAGAGCAGATAGGTGAGTCAGATAAAGGCTTTGCTATTCTTAGTAAGACATTGGCACTTGCTGAAATTGCAATCAATACAGGTAAGGCAATAGCCAAAATGATAAGTGCGGAAGCTGGTAAAGGTATATTGGGTATTGCTACTATGGCTTCTGGTATTGGGGCGATATTAACTAATATTGCAAATGCTGTAAGTATCGTGAAAAGTGCTAAATTTGCAACTGGTGGTTTAGTCACCGGACCCGGTACCGGAACAAGCGACAGCATACCTGCTCAGCTGAGTAACGGGGAGTCGGTGATGACGGCCAGAGCCACCTCGATGTTTGCTCCAATCCTGTCATCTTTCAATCAGATGGGAGGGGGAGTACCTATCAACGTAACGCAGACAAGTAGTCAGGCTCTCGGAGAAGATATGCTGGCCAGAGCATTCGCAAAGGGTGTCCAGGCTATACGTCCGGTTGTTTCTGTTGAAGAAATAAATAGGGTAAGCAACCGTGTAAAAGTATTGGAAAATCTTGGTGATGTATGAATGCGTATGAGTTTTTGTTAACACATAAGGGGGTAATGGAACAGATTCAGTCATTACCCATACAGCCTTCTGATGTACGATACCTTGAACTATACAAGGAGTATAGTAGGCTGAAGGATGAAGGACATAAGATAACTTATGTATTGCAGTACCTTTCAGACGAGTACAATGTTGATGAAAGGACGATTTATAGGATAATAAAGAAATTTTCTACGGAAGTGAAAATGTAATGGTTAGGTGGGCGGTGGCTCACCTTTTTTTGTGTAAAACCACTGACAAGGCGTGTCAGTGCTATTGGCTTATAAAATTCTGATAGCCATATCCTGTTTCTTACCTTTGTTTCAAACAATAACGAGATATGGCGAAATTATTTATCAACAAAGACATTGTAGCGGACGTCGACAAAATGGAGAACTGGTACCTTACTGGTGTGGATGGTATGTCGTTTTCTGATGTTCAGGACTTCATTGGTTGGATTGCTCCGGATGATAATCACATTGATATAGAGCTTCACTCGTGTGGTGGTGATGTGGCTGAAGGATATGCTATATATGATGCATTGAGAGCTACAGGGAAAGAAATTTCCGCAGCTGTGGTAGGTAGATGTGCTTCTATGGCTACGGTTATTCTTTTGGCTGCTCCCTTAGAGCGAAGAAAGATGTATCCTCATGCCAAGATGCTCATTCATTCTCCTTATTGCCCTGGAATCGAAGGCTCTGTGGATATTGCAGCGTTGGAATCTTTGAAAGCAGGTCTGGAAGCAGAGCGTGAGCGTATGATTTCTATTTATGTGGAGCGATGCGGGGTTGATCGTGCTCTTATTGAAGAGCAAATGTCAAAGGAATCATGGTTTGGTGGAGAGGTTGCCAAACAGTTAGGTTTTATCAGTGAAGTTATCATGCCAAAATCGGCTAAAGTATCTAACAATAAATTTATGAAAAAAACAGAGAATCAAGTAACGTTAAGCAAATCCTTGCTTGACCGAATGCTGGCCAAACTTGGCTATGCAAAAATCGAAGATGTACTTGCAGTAGCACTGGAACTTACAACAGCAGGTGGTGATACATTGACCGTGGAACGAGACGAAGGCGACCCTCAGGTGGGTGACTCAGCAAGTCCGGACGGTGAACATGTGATGCCGGATGGTAAGACTATCGTTGTGGTTGATGGCGTAATTACGGAAATCCGTGAGGCAGGTAGTGATGATACAGCAGCTTTGGAAGCACGTATCGCTGAACTGGAACAGCAGGTTGCTGATTTGTCGGCTAACGCTAAATCAGAGGATGACATCAAGGTGTTGGCTGCCGTAGAGAAAGCAGGTGGTATTGAAAAACTCATGAAAGATGCAGCCAGTAAGTATACTCCTGCTGCACGTACTACTACAGTAGGAAAACAGACAGAAGAGGTTAAGCATGTAAGCAAGAATGAAAAAAGACTTGCAGAGAAACAAGAGAAAAATAGACAAAGATTTAATAAGTAAAGGATAAAATTATGGCAACAGAAAGACTTACATGGGGACAACTTTCAAGTCTTACCCCTGATAATGGAGCAGTTCGGACACTGAAAGAATTGCTGATTATGACAAACTTCGTCGATGAAGAACTTGAACGATTCTTTACCTTGAAACAGAATGTGTATAACGGCAAGAAACTGGGATGGCAAGGAGAGATGGAAGATGTTGGTTGGGCTGGTTCCGGATGTAACCCAGAATACAAGAAAGTAAACATCAACTTTGCTGAGAAGGAATGGAAAATTGGTGACTGGAAGATTCCTTTGGAATGGTGTTATGAGGACTTGAAGGATACCATTGCAGAGTATTGCTTGAAAACGGGTACAGATATTGGAGATTTATCGTCTACTGAATATATGGATGATATTGTTTATCCGGCACTGGATTTAGCAATCAAACGTATGATGTGGCGATTTATCTGGTTCGGTGACACTGAAGCGCAGAATGCAACATCTTCAGGTCAGATTACTGATGGAATTGACATAGAGCTGTTCAAGACAACAGACGGATTCTGGAAACAGTTGTTTGCGATTGGTACTGCAAATGCAGGTCAGAAGGTTGCTATTGCAGCAAATGAGGAAGCATCCACAGCTTTACAGTTCAGTAAACTGAAGGAGGCTGGTGTAGCTATTAATATTTTTGACAGCTTGCTTGAAAATGCAGATTCTCGTATTGCTTCTATGGATGGGGCTGGAATCTTCTGTACGAAGTCGCTTTGTGATGCCCTTGCTAATGACTTGAAACGAGAATATAAGGAGATTCTTACTTGGGAACAGATTTTCAAGGGGCTTGATGTGACGGAGTACAATGGAACACTGATTTATCGTGTATCAATCTGGGATAGATTTATCCAGAAATATCAGAATAATGGTACTAAACTGAATCTTCCTCACCGTGCCGTGTTTGGTTCACCGAAACAGTTGTTTGTTGGTACTCCAGCTAATAATATTATTTCAGACCTTGATATTTGGTTTGACAGAAATACCCGGACCAACAAACTGTACTCTACAGGTAAATTAGGATGTCTGATTGGGGAAGATGATTTATTCCAATTAGGTTATTAATGGAAGGAGGTATTATGGCAGGAGTATGTGATAATGCAATTAAAAGGGACATCGTGGCAAACTGTGATGACCCTATTGTTCCTGGTCTGGAGCAGGAAGGTGTAATAATGAACCGTAAAGATGTAGATTTTTCTACTGTCGCTTTTAATGCTACACGTAAAAATGTAATTGAAACGTTGGCATTGAAGGAAGGAAAGAAAGCTTATAAGGTTGTAGTGCTTGGAAGTACTCCATTTACTGGGACGAATACGGCATTGGCTACTGGTACCTATCGGAATACATTTACCAATATAGTGAATATGGTAATTCTAGCTAATGACCCTGATGTATGCAATGATATCATTGATGGTTTAGCAAATGGTGAATATGTAGTGATTTTGGAAAACAAGGCGAAAAATCTGCTGAAAGAAGAAAATCCAGGAGATTCCGCTTTCCAGATTTACGGCTATTATCAAGGGCTGAAGGCGGCTGAGCTCAGCAATGATAAATATTCTGAGGATACAGACGGTGGATGGTCCGTATCATTACAAGAAACTAAGGTACCAAAGTCCGCTTTGTTCTATTATAAGACGGATTATGATACAACCAAGACAGCTATTGATACTTTGACCTCTAATGCTGTATAAACATGGAATTAATTGAAGTGGTTAATAGGTTGAAGGAGTTGGGAGGTATTGCCTCCCTCTCTTCTTCTGAGAAAGCTGAGATTGAGAATCTGTATTTGCTTGTACTTGATAAAAAATTTATACGTACATCTTGTAGCGACTGCTATCGGGATGCAGTTATTGAGATGAGTGCTTACCTTAAAAAAAATGGAAAAATGAAAGAAAAATCAGAATACAGTTTAAAGAACGGTATCCTCCTGCAGATGGGATTTGGAAGTAGTGAAATGTATACGAATGCCAACCTTACTGATGAAGTAGCGGAGAAGTATCTGGCAAGATACCCAGATAATATCAGGTATTTCTCAAAAAAGCCTGAGGATTGGGAGGAACGTGTTAGAACCAGAAAAGAAGGTAATGTAGTGATTAATGACGAGCTTGTATCTCTTATTGTAGAATCTATGAAGGATGGTGTCACGAGCAAGTCTATTCAAGAAGAGTTTAAAGGATATAAGATAGGCGGGAAGGCCATATCAAAGAAAACTTTGACTGCGCACGTAAATAAAGCTTTGGAGATGTTTGCTGATATGCAGGACGGGGATACTGAGAATAGCAGCATAGATAATGATGATTTGTCTGCAGAAGAAAAACCTGAAGAGGAGCCTGAAGATAATAATGAATAATTAAAAGCCTCACGGAAATATGAGAGTAAAGGAACTAAAGAAGAAGAGCTGCGTAAGAGTTGATACTGGATATATCCAGGCGCTGGGAATACAATCTTATGGGGATGATAATCTCTACCCACAGACGGTAAAGAACATTATTTCGGCCAGCTCTACCGGCAGTGAATGTACAGACCGTTTTGCAGACTTCATCGAGGGTAATGGTTTCCGTGAGGTTGCTTTTTCCGAATATGTAGTTAACCGTAAGGGAGACACAGCCGATGATATCCATGCACTTGTATGCCGGGATATGGCAGATTATAACGGAATCGCATTGCATGTTAATTACAATGTCTTTGGAGAAATTGTAGAGTTGCAGCATATCCCATTTGAAAACTGCCGTTTAGTAGAGGAGGATGACAACGGATATGTAGCGAAGATTGCTGTGCATCCAGATTGGACAGGCAAGAAGACACGGAAAGGTAAAGCAATACGTGTCACAAAAGACAATATAGATTACATAGACGTATTTAATCCGGTAAAGGCTGTCGTTATGGCACAGATAGAGGCAGCTGGAGGAATAGAATATTACAAAGGTCAGGTACTTTGGGTTTCGATGGCAGGGAAACAGGCTTATCCAACAGGGAAAGCAGACCGTGTAATTACGGAAATGAGTACTGATGAGGGGCTTTCCAACGTGAAGTACAGGAATGTGCGCAATAATTTCCTGCCTAGTGGTATGGTAGTAACGAAAAAAGGTTCTGCTGGTGTCAGTTATGATGATAATGGGAACGAAATTAAGGTTCCTGAGGATGAAGGATTCTCTGATAACCTGGTAAAGCTGCAAGGTGATACAAATTCGTTGAAATTGCTGGAAGTAACTCTTGAAAATGACGAGGAAAAGCCTGAATTTATTCCGTTTACTACACAGAATTATGATAAGGAGTTTACCGTTACGGATGCAAGCGTGGTGGAACGTATTTATTCTGCATTCGGTCAGGAACCGTGGTATTGTATCCGTATCGGAAAGGTGGGTTTCTCTGGTGATATATTGGAGGATGCTTTTGAATATTATAATTCAATTGTCAGCAAGCAGCAGCGGCTTATAGAACGTACGTTTGACCGGATATTCCGCAACTGGTATGAAGTGGCAAATCCAACAAATGACTTTAGTGTACAACCATTAAAATATGTGAGAAATGCAGAAGTATCTAATAACAACGCTTGAGGTTTCCACTTTGTCCCGTGGCATGTCCGTACATGTCGATGAAGACAAGATAGAAACGTATATACGCGAATCGGAAAGTATTGATATAAAGCCTGCTTTTGGTGATGCATTATATCTTGATGTGAAAGAGCATCCGGAAAAGTACAAACTTCTACTTGACGGTGGAACTTATGAGGATAAGTGTGGAGAGAAAAAGATGTTCATGGGTATTAAAACCGCATTGGCTTACTATACCTATGCAAGAATCGTGAAAAATGGTGATGGGAATGTAACCAGATATGGTTTTGTTCAAAAAGAGGACCAGTATAGCAGCCTCACAGACATTAAAGAGAAGGTAATGGCTTATGATGATGCTTTTTCCATCGCTGACCGTTACCTAAAAGAATGTGTACGATTCCTTCAGGATAAAAAAGATGATTATCCTCTTTATCGTGGAAATGGGAAAATCAAGGCAAACAGAACCGTGTATAGAGTTTTAGGAGAGTGATATGGCGGATAGCATTGAAACATTAAAGGAATTAGCCTTATTGATTCGTAATGCAACGAAGACAGGGGAGAATACGGCTGAGAGAGTTGGAAGGACTCTAGTCGGAATAATCGATAACTTGTCTCCAGTTGATTTGGAAGAACTTAAAAGACTTTTCCTTCGCAAGGATATACCAGATTGCACAAAATATCTTTTATCGTTATTTGGGGGTGCCGTATTTGGCAAGGATGGCTTTGCTGAAGGACTGACTGGATTTGGGGCAAAGATAGATAAGGATGGCAACGGAGAGATGCGCAAGCTGAAAGTATGGGAAGAGCTGATTGTGCCGTTACTCGTATATAACCGTGTCGAGGTGGTTATTGGTGATAAATGGCGTTCACCGGGTGCCGGAGAAATAGAAACGGTAACACCAGATGTAGATAGCGAAGGGAACCAGCTGGCTACGGGTACTGCAACGCTGAAGCTTCGTACCGGAGAAATTGGTGCGATAGCGGTGGATGATATGGATATGGGGATTTTCCACTTCGGCACTGACAGCGACGCAGCAGAGGATAGTGACGACAGTAAGGGTAACTTTACCTTTGCCGGTTTTACGACCGCCTACTGGCGTATCACGGAAGTGCTTGACGACAACAACAAAACTTTCCGTTATGCGCTTCGTCCGGGTTATACAGTCCATCCTGCTCCACAGATGACATTTTCCTGCCGTGGCAACTTTACCAATAAGGACCGACAGACATCTGTATATGAGACACGTACATACACTCGTATGCTGAAGAATCAGAACACTTGGGAAATATCTGCAGCCAATATAGCACTGCAGTACGGTGACCTGAGTAACCTGAACGTGTTCGGCATGAATATGGAAGGGTATTCGATGTATCTTAACTCTGTCTACTTTGCCGGAACCATTACTCAAGTAAAGCCGGACGGAACACCTGTAAAAACAGCCAACGACCGTACAGACTGGGAACCGGGAAGCTTCGCAGACTATTACGACCGTGTAAGTTACCAGGGAGGTCTGTGGTTGTGCGTGGCGGAGAATGGTACCAACACAATCCCTTCTAAAGACGACCCCGCATGGTTGCTGCAGGTGAAAGCGGGAGACAGTATCACATCATACAAGCGCTGGCAGAGTGCGGATACTCCTTACCCCTATGCAGCTATCGTACCGTTTGCCGACCGTGTTTTTATGGCTGCAAAAGAAACAAGCAATCCACCTTATCCATTGCTGAAGGATAGCGACGGGAATTATCTGCTTGTAACCGAGGACGGAGGCAAGACGTATCACTATATCATCACGGAATATACCTTATCAGAAGACTGGACCCTGTTGCTGGACGTATCCGGTATCAAGGATGGTGAGGATGGAGCCAGCCTGTCTGTTCGGTATTCTTCCGATAAAGCTAACTGGCACGATGTGTTCCAGGAGGGAGATGTATGGATGCAGCAAAAGTTGGGTAACGGTGCATGGAGTTCGGCGATGCGGATAGTCGGAGAGGCCGGAACAAACGGCAAGGACGGGCAGTGGCAGGACTATCAGTTTGCCGTTAACAGCTCTCTGACCGTTGCTCCCACATCA